CAAGACTATATATGAATGGTACATTGAGAAGCTGGATACATTATATTGACTTGCGTGCAGCTAATGGAACACAAAAAGAACACATGGAAATTGCTCGCGAGTGCGCATGCGCAATAGCTGAAATATTCCCCATGACCAATTCACTAATAGAACAACAATAAGGTTATATAACATGTTTGGTTTACCCAGAAATCATTTGGGAGTTAAGATTGACCCCAGCAAAGACAAGAACATGACAGAACAAGCTGTCAAACTTTTGAAAGATTATTATTGTAGAAGTAATGAAACCACCCCCCAAGAAGCATTTGCTCGAGCTGCAGTTGCCTTTTCAGCAGGAGATAAAAAATTAGCACAAAGAATTTACAATGCTGTCTCTGACGGATGGTTTATGTTTTCTTCACCCATCCTTTCTAATGCACCAATCAAAGGAGAAAAAGTTAAATCATTACCCATCTCTTGTTTCTTGACATATGTCCCAGATACATTAGAAGGGCTTATAGACCACACTGCTGAGTTGCGTTGGTTGTCAGTTAAAGGTGGTGGCGTTGGTGGACATTGGTCAGATGTTAGATCTGTTTCAGATGTAGCTCCTGGACCAATGCCATTTTTACACACTGTAGATAGTGATATGACTGCCTATAGACAAGGAAAGACTCGTAAAGGCTCATACGCTTCCTATATGGACATCTCTCATCCAGATATTGTAGAGTTTATAAACATGCGAATACCAACTGGTGATGTGAATCGCAAGTGTTTAAATCTACACCATGCTGTGAATCTTACTGATGCCTTTATGGAAGCTGTGGAGAATAATGAAGATTGGGATTTAAAAGATCCAAATGAAGATAGTGTCCGTGATACTATTAAAGCAAGAAAGTTGTGGGAACTTATTTTAGAAACACGCTACAGAACTGGCGAGCCATATCTAAACTTTATTGATACAGCAAACAATGCATTGCCACAACAACAAAAAGATTTGGGTCTTAAGATTCATGGTTCAAACTTATGTAATGAGATACACCTAGTAACAAATGAAGAACGCAGTGCTGTATGCTGTCTATCTTCACTAAACTTGGAGAAATATGATGAATGGAAAGATACAACAGTTGTTGCTGATGTTATCCGTTTTCTCGATAATGTCTTGCAGTTCTTTATCGACCACGCAGGATCAGAAATCGAAAGAGCAAGATTCTCTGCTATGCGGGAGCGATCGCTTGGTCTTGGAGCGATGGGATATCATGCATATCTCCAGAAGCACAGGATTGAATTTGAATCTGAAACTGCGATGTCAAGAAATAGAGAAATCTTCAGAGACATCAAAGAGCGAGCAGAAGAAGAAACACTCTTAATGGGTGAAGAACGAGGTGAAGCACCAGACATGATTGGTTCAGGCAAAAGAAATGCACATCTACTTGCCATTGCACCAAATGCTAATAGCTCTTTGATAGGTGGAACATCTCCATCTATCGAGCCATGGAAAGCAAATGCATTTACATCACGCACAAGAGCTGGCTCACACTTAACTAAAAACAAATACCTTGAAGAAGAATTAAAAATACTTGGAATGAATACTGATGAAGTTTGGTCTTCAATTATTACAAGCGGTGGTTCAGTTCAACATTTAGATTTTCTTTCTAAACATATGAAGTCTGTATTTAAAACTGCTATTGAGATAGATCAAGATATTGTGGTGAAGCAAGCTGGCGATAGACAAAAGTGGCTCTGTCAAGGGCAATCACTAAACATCTTTTTCCCAGCAGGTGCTACTAAAGAATACCTACATAAAGTACATTACAATGCATGGCTTTATGGAGCAAAAGGTTTATATTATCTAAGAACAGAAACATCAAATAAGGCTGAGAATGTCTCACAGAAAATAGCAAGAGATAGATTATCAGAATTTAACGAAAACAAAGCTGACACTCAAGATGAGTGTGTAGCATGTCAAGGCTAGGAGAATAAAATTGGATGTATTAATATACAGCAAAAGCAATTGCCCATTTTGTGTTAAGGCAAAGTATTGGTTTGAAACACATGGTTATCCTGTTCGTGAAGTGAAGTTAGATAATAATGAACAGCGTTTGGCGTTTTATCAAAAACTACCAAATGCAAGATCTGTTCCTCAGATCTTTATTGATGATAAACACATTGGGACATATGATGATCTTATGAAGATCGCAGATACTCTTGTTAAGAAAGTTGGAGGTTTGCTTGAGTTTTCTGAAACATACAAACCATTTCACTATCCATGGGCTGTAGAAATTACTACAAGACATGAGAAAGCACACTGGATTGAAGATGAGATTGATTTGTCTGAAGATGTTACTGATTGGAAAGGTGGAAAGATTACTGAAGTCGAGAAAGATTACATCACAAATATACTTAGATTGTTTACTCAATCAGATGTTGCAGTTGGACAAAATTACTATGATAACTTTGTTCCTAAATTTAAGAACAATGAAGTTCGTAATATGCTTGGATCATTTGCTGCACGAGAGGGCATTCATCAAAGAGCATATGCATTATTAAACGAGACTCTTGGTCTTTCAGATAGTGAATACCATGCATTCTTAGAGTACAGTGAAATGGCAGACAAGATTGATTTTATGATGGATGCTGATCCATCAACCATGCGTGGTCTTGGTCTGTCAATAGCAAAGTCTGTATTTAATGAAGGTGTTGCTTTATTTGCTTCATTTGTTATGTTATTAAACTTTCAGCGGTTTGGAAAGATGAAAGGTATGGGTAAAGTTGTTGAGTGGTCAATACGAGATGAGTCTATCCATGTTGAAGGTAATGCTAAATTATTCAAAGCATTTTGCGCAGAGCATCCGCGTATTGTAGACGAAGATTTTAAGAAAGATATATATGAAATAGCAAGACAAGCTGTGAAGCTGGAAGATAAATTTATTGATCTAGCGTACAAGATGGGTGAGGTTGAAGGGCTTGATTCATCAGAGGTTAAACAGTATATCCGCTATATAACAGACAGAAGATTGTTACAGCTTGGACTGAAAACAAACTTCAAAGTCAAAGAAAATCCGCTCCCATGGTTAGAGTGGGTATTGAATGGGGCAGACCATACAAACTTCTTTGAGAACCGTGTTACTGAATATGAAGTTGCAGGATTAACTGGCAACTGGGAAAATGCTTACGGAGCAGCATGATGGAAGATAAAGATACAATTATAGAAATTAAGTGTGATGATTGCGGTGCACACTATCAGCTAATAAGGATAGCTGATGAAAATGATGTAAATGATCCACCACAATATTGTCCTTATTGTGGTTCTGAAATGTCAATATCTAACATTGAAGAAGATGATGTTGGTTTTGATGAGCTTGACGAGTTAGACTTTGAGTAGTATAATTCCATGGGTCTATAAAGGAAGACCATTTGACCCCAGTGAAGAAGATCTCAAAGAGTGGGTTGGATTCTGCTATCGAGTAACAGAACTTGATAGTGGAATCTCATACATTGGTAAAAAGTTTTTTTGGAAACCAAAGACTTTGCCAAAAACCAAAACAAGAAAACGAAAAGTTAAAACTAAAGTACAATCAGACTGGCAAACATATCATGGGTCTAGTGAACAAGTAAAGTTGCTTGTTGAGAACGGAACAGTATTCAGAAGAGAAATACTAAAGTTATGTAGAACAAAAGGTGAATGCTCATATTTTGAAGCGAAGTATCAATTCGATAATGATGTTTTGTTGAGAGATGATTATTACAATGAGTTTATTGGATGTAAGATACACACTAAGCATGTTAGTCAACTAAAGGAAGATTATAAAGACGAAGAAGAAATTAGAGTCTCTGGTGTTCCTTATAAAGTGAAGAAAAAAGACTTAAATATATAATAAGGTTTGTTATGAAAGATATTATGTATGGCGATAAGCCTAGCAACTCAGTTGTTTTTGCTGCATGTGATAGTAAATATTTCATGGATCACTCAGTGCCGTTTATCATGTCATCTTGTGAGGCTGGTTTTAAAACACACATACATGTGGTAAATCCGACAGAAGAAGTTCATTCACTATCCTCTCTTATTAATAAATTGGTAGATGGAGATATCACATATTCATTTGAAGACAGAGATGTGACACCTCTAGACAGCGAGAGTGAAAGAGCATACTATGCATGTCTGCGTTTTATTGCCTTACCTGAAATACTTTCTTCAGCTAAAGAAGTTCTTGTCTTAGATATTGATTGTTTAATAATGAAAGAGTTTGACTTCCCTGAGACACCTTGTGCTTATTTCCCAAGACCAAATGAACAAAGCGAAGAAATGAAAGTTGCAGCTGGAGCAGTATACTTGACCAGCGATGCTTTAAATGTAGCACAAGCAATACAACAAACAATTGGTGGTATGCAACTGAGGTGGTTTGTAGATCAAATAGCTTTATCACACATATTTAATCAAGTGCCAGAAAATTTTATAACTAAGTTTGATAATCAGTTTATGGACTGGGAGTTTGAAGAAGGGACATGTATTTGGACAGGTAAAGGTCCAAGAAAGTATGACAACCCAAAATATGTTTCTAGAAAAAATTACTATGTAAATCGTTTTAACGATATGAGATCAAGATGTTAACAATAATCGCAATGAAGTGGAACAAGCAGAGTAGTGGTGAGACAATACCATCACAAGACATTATATGTTATGGCAAAGAGCATGTAATCAGACATTTCAATATGTGTAATAAATGGATAAGCGGTGAGTTTAAATATGTGTTTTATACAGATGAAATATTAGATGGATTGCCTTCTGAAATAGAACAAAGACCACTATTTCCAACATTCACAAAACATTTCCATAGAGGTGGTTGTTACCACAGACTGTTTATGTTTAGTAAAGAGTTTTGCGATGCTCATGCTCCATTTGTTTCTATGGATTTGGATATGGTCATAACAGATAATATAACATCATTGTTTGATATCAGCCAACCATTTATTTACTATAAGATGAGAGGTGGTGATGGTAGAGGTTGGAGAATGAACAATGGAATGTTCTTCCTTAATACAGACGCTTTTGATCCTTTATGGAAAGCATTCGATAGTGAGCCAGAAAAGTTTATAGATAATCGTAAAGGAGCAGGAACAGATCAAGGGATAACAAATGCTATAATCGGCAACTTTGAAGAGTTGGCGTGCTGGCAACAAGGTTCACTTGGTCCAGGAATCTGGGATTTGCGTCAAGACTTTGATGAACAAGGTCGCATTGATCTGCCGAAAGGTTGTAAGATTGTTATGTGTCCTGGACCACGAGACCCATCTCTTAAAGATTATTCTATCAAATATCCTTGGATAAAAAAATATTATGAGGAAATACAATGAGTGAAAAAGTGAAAATATTTATTGGTTCATCTTCTAATGGAGAAGATGCTTTAATTGAAATGGCATATGAGTACACTCTGCGCAAGAATACTGATCGTGATGTTGAGATTGTTTGGATGCGACAGACAAAAGAAGAAAAATCTTTTTGGCGTGGATTCAATGACTTTAGATGGTCAACACCATTCTCAGGATTCCGTTGGGCAATACCTGAATATTGCAACTTTGAAGGTCGAGCAATATACACTGATTGTGATATGCTAAACTTTCATGACATAGGTGAATTGTTTGATATGGAAATACCTGAAGACAAATGGTTGTTGGCTCGTGATGGTAAGAGATTTGGTGGTAAAGAGTTTTGTGTTATGTTATTTGATTGTGCCAAGTTTAAAGGTAACATGCCCCTCAAGGAAGAATGGAAAGGTGTTGAGACAGCCCACCACCAATTCATTGATAACTTTGTTCGTAACGGCACAGTTGGTGATCTAGATCCTGCATGGAATAGTCATGATGGTGATGTAGAACCATTCAAGCAGTTACACTACACCCACATGCCAACACAACCATGGAAACCAAAGTGGTTTACAGGAACACCGCAGAAACATCCAAAACCTGAGCTGTCAAAGTTGTTT